TAGCGATGATGGCCTTTGTCGTTTCGTCCTGCAAACGATTATTCAGGAATCGGGTCATCCTGTTGATATGCTGGCCGTACAACGAACCCACGTCTGAACCCATGCCATAATCACTGGCGTGGGCCAGAAGGGCAACCAGGGCCGTTCTGACAAGACTCAGGAAGGGGTTAGGCGCAAAGATCCCGCCATCATCCTGCAAGTCGGCCAAGTAAGCAAACAAATCTTTGGCAGGGGCAGGATCTTCCAAGTTCAGTGCCGAATCCCAGACACGATCATCCTGCAAAGGTCCAGAATCACAGATTTCCGTAAAAAATGAGGAAGGAATGACGGAATCTGAAGAACCCTTGCAGGAAAACGCATCAATTGACCTCGGAACACTTGACTTTAGAGGCCCTCTGGTGGTGTCGAACCCTATTGCTTGGGTGTTGGAATAGGTCTGGAACCCGCAAGACCGGAGAATCCCCGATTTTTTGGGAGTTCCAAACACACCATCGGCATCCATTCCTTCCGGAACACCGACCGCCACGACCTTCTGAACCACATCCTTGGCTTGATCCCCGACACGGTGAATGACGGCAACCAACGACATGACCCTGGTTGCTAAACCGTAACGAGTAGACAAGGAAACCAACCTCAGCCTGGAAACTGCCCCGGCTGGATCTTCGTTTTCCCGATCAAGGTCTGAATCAAGGTCTTCCGCTTCCTGACCAGCCCACAAAATGGCGTTCAACCCGTCCATAACGGAACGCGTTTCCTGGATGGGAACCTTGACCTTGTCCTTCTTGCCTTTCCCCCAACAAAGGGTCACGGCAGAGGGAATGCTTTTTCCGGTTGACCCGTCATCGAAAATGATAATGGGCACCCCGTCCCACACAGTCTCAACCCTGTGCTTCTGAACTGTCTTCTTGCCTCCTACCGAAACTGACACGTCCACATCGGTCCTGACAGGTTGATGAACCGCGTTGAAAAGTGCTAAGGCACTCCCCGCTACGTCCTCGTTCACCCCTACCATGCGTTCTACACCCCCTGTCCGACGGGCTAAAGACGCCAAAAACCTGTCCTGACTTGCCGACCCGATACCAAGGACATGTATCCGCGTCCCCGTACCGACACACTGTTTCAAAATGTCCCCGGTACCAAAAACCTGCCCGTCTGTGAGGAGAAAGATGTCCCCTCCCGATCCGCCAAGCACGGAAATGGCCTTGCCCAAAGCCCCGCAAAGTTGCGTACCCCCTAGGTTGGTATTTGAACCAAGGAACTTTGCCGCATTCTTGCGGTTAGTTTCAGTGGCCTTCGCCAAAGAAGGATCAAAAGCAACAGACGTGCTGCCAAACTTAATCAAACCGAATTCGTCCTTGGGTTGAAGGGCCGCTAAGCACGCTTTCAAAGCCAGGATGGCCCTAGTGATCGGCTGTCCCCCCATGGACCCGGAACAATCAAGAACAAAGCACATCTTCCGTTTCAACTCTTCTTTTGTTTTCGGGTGAAGGAGGGTTGAAACGGACGGGATGGCTACAGACCAACGAGGAGCCCCATCTGGAAGCCTGCAATCTTTGTGAGATTTCTTCCCGACCAAAGATTCATCAACAAACAAGGTAGGAACTGCTTCCTTTCCACGCACATCAATGACCAAATCACGGTTGGGGACGTCCGAAACCCCCGCCAGTTCAATTTCAGCCGTCCCGTTGGCCCCTGGACGGACAAGGATGCGGTGGGATGGAGACGATACGGAATCCAGGGGGCCCCCAACGTCAACAGACATCCTGAAAGACACCTGATGGAGTCCGGAAGCATCCCTCTTCCATTCCGGAAGGATGATATCCCCAAACACATCGGAAGGAAGTTCCGTCTTTCCCCCACCAGGAGTTGCCGTAATCTTCGCCAAGGAATGGTAACTCGGCGCCAAGGTGAAGGGAAAACGGAAACGAAAGCTCTTATCCTTGACTTCTACACCGGAAACAATGTCGATGGCGACCGTGATCGTCTCGTCGGGACGAACCTGCCCGACGGACAAGGTCACCATCCCATCAGGGTTCGTTTCAGATAAAACGGAAAGGTGTCCCGCTTCAACTCCTGTTTCATATTCCTTCCTGGCTTCTTCTCGCGGGGCCAGTTTGGATTCCGCCTCAAAGTTCTCACCCTTGACGACGAACCGACGCACGATCCCCGTTCTCGGAAGCATGAACGTGTAAAGGGCTTCCATGGGTTCCGTGTCTTCGCACCTGAAGCTGTGGGTGACCCGAAGCATGGCGCCCGCAGGAGTAGCCCGGCCCGATAGGTCAAGCCTCTGCATCGCCAAAGGAATAGGGGTCCCATTTTCTGCATTCACAAGGGCGTTCCCACCCTGAATATTCACGAAGTTCATCTGCTTTCCTCCTGTCCTTCCAACCTTTTGAAAAACCGGAACACTTCTTCAAAAACCATCTGTTTCATCCCTTCCGGAAGTCCGTCGTCCACAAGGACTTGCACTTCTGAACCCTTTGAAAAAAGAAGGGTTTTGGTCGGGACCAAAATCGGTTCCATGGGCAACGGAGGTCCGTCCCGTCCTGACTTCATCTTGATTTCGGTCAGGGACAGGCCATTAAACTTCAGTTTCTTGATCCGCAATACCGCCGCTTCATGGACAGACGTGTAATGCCCGCCCGGACCCATCCCGGAAGGTCCTTGCAGAACCCCTTCCGCGATCCAGTACCGTATCGTCCTAACTGATACTCCCGTTCTTTCCGCCAACTCACTCAATTTCATCTTCATGTTAGAAAACCTCCATTCCAACAAACACCCTTCCATAATACCCCGTTCTGTCAAGAACTGCCAAGAAAACTGTCAACAAAAAGAAAATAGTTTTAGAAAGGAAACTTTTACGCTTTTTCGGGTAGAAAAGACTAGGTGTTAGATTTTGGAGGAAGCAAATGAAAAAAGGCATCCCGTTTTCGAGGGAAGAAATCAGGTCCCTTGCTTTCCAAGAAGAGTTGTTGGATTTCCGGGAACTGATGAATGATTTCCCAAGAGGATTCCCAGAATCAAGTGCAAACCAACAGGAAACCAAAAAAGGAGAAACGAAAATGACAGACTTCACACCAAAAAAGGAAATGCGAAAGCCCCCGATTTCGGCAGGAGCCATCAAGACCTTCATCATCTTGGCGAATATGGGTGACAGAAACGACAGTTTCACGGAAGAAGAAATCTACCAACATGGCATCACAATGTTCAGAAAGTTCGCGTTCAAAAACAAGAACCTAGCCGCCTATAGGGCAGTAGGTTCCGTTTCTGACCCCAGATTGCCTTCTGCCCTGGAAATAGTCGGACACATGCGTTCACTGATCGATGCGGGACTCCTAATGAAGGAATCCGCAGGAAAACCACGAAAATGGTCTCCAAACAAGCACGGAAGGAATTTCTATTACGCCGTCCTTGATGGCACGGACCCCATCTGCATTTTCAAAAAGGATTTCGAACAGACCTGGAAACTGGAACTGTTGATTCGCATCCTGCGGGCGTTCCCCGGAAAGACCGTAAAGGAACTGGAAAACGAAAAGCTCCTGATTGTGGATAGCACCACGGCACAGAAAATTCTCAGCGAAAATCCCGACAAATTCAAGAAAACCCGGATTCCTGGCCAGAGATCATTCACTTGGGAATGCACCGTCAAACCAAAAGTCTTTGAGGATCCCGCTGTCGCCGACGTTGGAAAACTGGACTTCCCGACACCCATCAAATCCGAAACCTACGTCGGAAACATCCGACCCCCCGCCCCACCGAAACCTTCAGTAGGCACTAATGTTCGGGATGACACCGAATACAAAGGCGTTGGTCAGGTCGGAACTAGACCCCAAAAAACGTGCGCCCCTGAGACGTCTCCATCAAATTTGGGACCTTGGGAACATGCCCATGAATACCTGCCCAATTGGTTCCGGTCAAACGACGGGAATCCGCAAACCCCATCCCCTACACCGGACGGGTTCCGTAATCTGCTGACGGATGAAAACAAGGTAGCCCTGGCGAACTGTGCCCATTTCCTCGGGATGCCCCAAGACGAACTTTGGAAGATCAAATGCGTCCCAGACATCCAAACGACCCTTCAACAGATCGTTAACACCGCCGTTGAAAAGGTAGCAGCCATCGTGAAAATGAAACAAGACAAAGTGAGGAACGAAGCCCTTTTGGACATGTGAACAAAAAGGCCAGGGACCATTTTGCTAACATCGGCGAAATGGTCCCTGTTTTTCAAAAATCACCGGCAAACCGAATCCAAAAATTCCCAACAAGAAGACAAAGCCTTATCTGATCCCCCTTCCAAGGCGCAAACACTGTCTACACAGTCAAGTATCTTGCCCGACTCTTCTTCAAGCAAGGCAATAGTGCTATCCCTACTCCCAACCGCCGCGGCAGCAATCCCACTTGCCAGTGTGATGGCCCCAGTGACAATGGCAATAGTAAGGGTTCCGTCCTTCGTGCCCCCATACTTGGCCGTCAACCCTGCTGCCAACGAACCTGACCCCCCGACACCCCCGGAAACAAGGGCCAGTATCTTTCCCGTTGTTTCCGTCTTGTCCTTGTAAGCAGCTACCTTCGCGTCATTCCTGGATACCTTGGAATAACACGCCGACACAAGCTTCTTTTCGTCCCCGGAAAGATTCACAGCGGAAAAAGCAGTAGGGAAACTTCTCGGAACACGCTGAGGCCCGGCACACGCCGTCAAAACCAAGAGGATTAGGAAAAGGGTTAAGGTTCTCATGTTTCTTTTTCCTCTTCAGGAAGAACACCTGAATCAATCAAGCGTCCTTTCAAGTACGAAACGTCTTCCCAAGGTTCTTTTTCCAGAACACTGAACCAAATCAAATCTGGTGTCGCGTCTATCAAGACCTTCTTGATTCGATCCCGTTCCAACATGGCTTCCCACAAAGGACGATAGGATTCGTGAGGCATGAAAACATTCGGAAATGTGTAATGCTGGTGCCCATGAAATTCAACAATCAAACCGATGGATGGAAAGTAACCATCAAACTTAAACCGGCGTCCCGACACTGGGTTGACAAACCGACGAGAATTCCATTCTTCTTCATAGGGGACCCCTAAAATTTTGGAAACTATGTCCAAAAAACGCGTCTGCCGAATATGTTGATGACAAGTAGGCAACCCGTGACGTTTACATTCCCTCCTTACCGTCTGGAAAGTATGTCTTAAACCAACCATAACTCTTCCAATAACCACTTTCCCGTTGGCTAAACGAAAGCGTTCCAAATCAGCCTTTTCTATTCGGACAATTCGTGCTTCTGCCGCATTTTTAATGTATTTCTTACTCGGCTTCAAACCCACAATCTTCATCCACTTCCGAATCGTAACTTCATCAAACCCAGTCTTTTCAATAACGGCACGGTGATCAACGCACCCTTCCAAATCCAGGAAAGGTTTGAAATCATCCAAAGTCAAATTTGCCGCCAATCCATTGCTCCAAGGTCTGGAATCCCCCACATACAATTTCAATTTTTCAGCCATACTGCGTACACGTTCATCCTTATCTGCCGTCAAACCCGTATTCCAAGACACACGACCCAAACATTTTTTCGCCAATGCCGCTATTCTTGAATCAGATTCTTTGGTCAACCCTTTGTTCCAACGCCCAGCATTTCGTGACATTTTCTGTCGGGTTTCTAAAGAAAGGGGAACGTTTTTCAAACAATCCTTGTTTCGAACTTCCGACCCTAGCGCTACATCCAGAGCCTCTGGATATTTTTTCCTGTATTCAGGATGACTGTTTTGCAGATGACTCGTAAGATTTTCAGCCCTGTAACCACATTCCAAGCAGGTCACGAAATCCTGTGGTTCTGAAAATTTGGACCAGTAAAGGTCCTCATCCTTCTTCCGACAATCAGAACATCTCAATTCGTGGACCCCAGGGACAATGAACTTGGAAACTTTCCTAAGAACCCCACAAGAAGGACACGCCACGGTCTTAACTTCACCCTTGCCGGTGCTGATAAGACACCTGGCAAGAGCCGCTTTTGACATATTCTGGGTCACTTTGTCAGCCCTAATAGGAACACCAGAACCGTGTTTGTTCGTGTAAGCAACTGCATCCAACCCATGCGCGGCCTTCAAATGCCTGGCAAGGGTTTCTGCTTTGTGCCCACATTCCAAACAAGTGACGTAATCTTCCCCTTCTGTCTTACCAGCCCAAACGGCATTTGCTTGATCTTCAAGATAGGCAGTATGGGCAGCATCCCCCGCCTTCTGGCGGCACCGAAAGTGCGTAGAAAGCCCTTGTTTCCCTTCAATAGCCAACCCACAGATGGGACACTTCCGATCCCCACGGCAATCATGGCATATGAATTTTGAAGGATCGTCCATCTGGCCTACTTGGTTGGACTTCAGGATAACCTTCCGTCCACAAGAAGAACAGACAAGTTCAACGTCACGGTAAACCCGCCCAGCGGCAGCACTTGCCTTGGCAACAGCCGAAGCCGCTTTTGCCTGCAAACGCTTTCCCCGTTCAAAGAAAGCTGCTTCCCCAAATTCAGCTTTCCAAATATCCCGAAGGGTATTCGGGCTCATTCCGATCCGGGCGGCAAAAGCTTTGAAGGGTTCTTCCGTGTGGAAAACGGAAATGATTTCTTCGTGGGATGCTTTAGACTTGGGACCACCCATAAAAAACAACCTCCTTGGGTCACATTACCATGGCCCAAGGAGGTTGTCAAACGGTTTGTTCAGGTTTGTAAGTACCTGAAATTACAAGGAACTCCGAAGCCCAAATGTCAAAAGCAAATATAAAAGTGGGAAAACGGGTGAGTAGTAGGCAGAGATTTCGGCACTTGTGGGATCGTCAACCGACACCGTAGCCTTAACTCCCGTGTACGCACTGATGATCTGGGCCTTCACGAGTTGTTTCAGGGTCATTGCCAACCGACCTTCCACCTGAGTCAAGATGCCCGGCAGGAACTTGGTTCCGATGAACGGCTCCAACGCGGCCCGAGACTGCTGTTGAACTTCGTCGGCAATCAGTACGATGGTCGGCAACTTCGTCAGATTGTTGGTCATGTCTGTCGTAAGACCATGACGTACCCGAAGGAAGGGAGGCCGATCTTCAAGGATCGTAATACCTTTCTGGGCCAACTGATTCTGTTCCACCATATCCAGAACGCGGCCAAGCTGCGTGTAACCGACCAGCCTCCGCCCCGTCCACGGGGTAGCCACGTCAAGGTTCGGACTCACAACTGAACCTGCCAAACCGGCGGCGATCATGGGACCGTCAACCAGTTCTTCCTTGCTGGCCCCGGTGTTATCCGTCAAAGTGATGACGGCGATGTCAGGGTAAACGAGCCGCATACGCATGTCACCAAGTGCCTGGGCCAACGTTCCAGCCGCTTCCGGAAGTGTGCCTGCGGCAACCCCGATAATGGACGTACGTTCGGACTTGTAACGCACTGAGGACATCAACTCATTGCTGCGTTTGAGGTACTGGTAAAGGTCTGTGGAATCGCCCCGAAGCGGGATAACCTCGTCCGGTTTCACGAAACCAGGGAGTGTTCCTTCCAACGAATCAATGGCATTCCGGTAAGACGCCAAGGAAGCGTATTGCTGTCCTTCTTCTCTTGGGACTTGTGTAAGGCCGACCAAAACGGCGCCATTGATGATGGACAGATAAGCTGCCAAGGTCAATGGGTTGTTGACACTTTCCGTTCCGTAAGCCGCCTCGATGGCCGACAACTTCGTGTAGAAGGCGGTCGTGAACGCCTCTTTCTGGTAAACATAGGACACGTAGTACAGGTCGCCGTTCACCGGTTCCTGCCCGCCACGTTCAAACGTTTCCACCAAAGCCGTGTCGCCAATACCAACACCGTCCGTATTGGAAACAGTCAATTCAACGCCGTTGAGGGCATTGATCGGAAGGTTGGCGTTCGTCACGAACGTCTTGGACACATTGAACCGGAACGTTGCATTAGCCCCGGTAGGATACGAAAGCCACGGACCGATTTGGTTGGAACCCCACCCGCGGGGGAGGATTGTGAAAGTCAAACCCGTGATTTCGTCCCGGTAAGTCTGCCCGACAATACCGTCCTGTCCAATTCCATTGTTGAGAATGGACGTGTTGATGGATCCTGATCCATCAGTGATGTTGGAAATCACGAAGTACCCGTCAAGAGCCGATTCACCAGCCGCCCCGGAACCGCTCCTGATGTTCAAACCGGTGTTGAAGGACAGGGCATTCTGAATGCTTCCGGTCGTGTCGGACACCCGAATGGTAGAAGCAGCCCCAAGGTTCGTATAAACCGTAGGCGTATCCTGCAAGTAGAGGTATTCAGAACCGGAAGCGTCCGTTTCAACGGATGCAATACCGTTGTTGGCGAAATGGTTGGTGACAGACGTGAATGACAGCCACCAAACAATGGAATTGGTGTTGGAATCGGCCATCAAGGCGGACGCTGTCTTGCGGGCTGATACCGTTTCGCGAAGAGCGATAGTGCCGGCGGAAAATCCGAGGACACTGTTTGCACTTCCGCTTCCGATAACGATCCTTGAACGGGTGTCCGTGCGGGTTCCAGTGAATCGGATGCCTGCACCTTCCTGCCGGACCAACTTGAGGGTATCCCTGATATTAACCAAGGTGCCGAACGGAGCGCCGGGAACTGCTGCCATAGCGGCTGCAATCTGTCCAAGGACAGAAGCGGCGGATGAAACAGGTCCCAGATCAGTTGCCGTACCGGTAGACGATCCGGTGAAGGTTGCTGTCACCGGAGTTCCGTCCATAGTGAACGAAAACACGTTGTTGGCAGCAACAACTCCTGCACCGTCATAGAAGGTAACAACCGGTTCCCCGGTCAGACCGTTCATACCACCGGAAAATCCGACACGCCCCATAGTCGTAGCGGGACGAACGGAAGCGGACTTGCCGCCCTCACCCCAAGCCCCGGACACAAGGCCTGCCTTTTCATTGCCAACCTGAACTTCCAGGGACATCTGGGATTCATTCCAGTGCGGATCCATGGAAGAACCTGCTCCACCACCAGGGGTGAGCCGGTTACGAAGGATTAAACGGTCGTAAGGACGGACGCTGTTAGCGTCGGGGCATTCATACGTTCTGGCGACAGGACCTTGCAAAAGCATGGCCTGCCCGCCCTTGACGGCCGCTGCCGTGTCAAGTCCGGCAAGGATACTGAAGTCCTGGGCTACGGTAGCAGCGTTAAGGAATTGTATAAATCCTGCCGCCGCCTTGCCGGGAAGTTGCAGACGGAATTCAAGTCTGCCGCTGGCATCCGCAGCGACTTCCACAGCCAAACCAAGACGATCCGTAGCCACAACAGCAGCGTCAATGACAGCCTGAATCTTGTCCTGGACCTCGATGGCCAGTTCATTTGGTGTAGCGTAAGTGCTTGCCCCGAGTTGCGCCGAAAAGATCAGATTTCCGACCAAATCACCGTACACGAGACTGATGCGGTCATGATGACCCGCCGTAATCGTCACGGGTCCGTTGAATTCCGTAGCCCCAACCATCACACTGCGGGCAGACGGGTTATAGATGTGATACGGATCATTGTTGGCCGTCGCCCCACCACCACTCCACACACCGTCAATGGTTGCAATGCCGGTCGTGCCGTCATAAGCCGTAATCGTCCTCGTCTGTCCGGCGGTGATAGCCGCCGCACCATTGCCGATGACTACCCTCCAACCGACATAGTAGTTGTTCACGTTGGACCGGGAAGTAGAACGAAGGACAATGGTGTCCGTCGTACCGGCGCCCTGCGCCAAGGCGGTGTGCCCGCCAGCCGCTTCGTTGAGGACCGTAGCCAAATAACCGATGGTCTGGTTCTGGAACGGAGTTCCGCTGGAAGTTTTGGCCGACACAGTAACCTGGTCAACGATGACGCTGAATTCTTCTGACGAATCAAAAGAATAGCTCTTGCCTCTCGTTGAACCCGTACCTCCCGTGTAGACGATTTCTTCACTCACCAAACTGGCGAAGAACCCGCCGTCCTGGCCGGATTCCGGGACAGGGGATGTCAGGTTGATCCCTGCATCTCCCGACGGCACGCTATGCACTTTGACATTCAGGCGGTCGGACTGATTCTTGATGAACTCATAAGGACCAGCCCCGGGAACCGTCCACTTGGCCGGTGTAGCATCACGGCTGGCAAACTGAACGGTAACGATTTCCTCAACAGGACCGGAAAAATCATTGCCTGACAGGCCTTCAAAATGCAGGTCAGGGACCCATTCGGATCCTGACGGGAACTCGATGGTAATACCGTTCAGGGACGCACCTTTCGTCCCCATGTCGTAGGTGGCCCCGAAGATGTCGTTTTCCCCCTGATCCTGAATGGAATAGGTGCCGACACTGGAAACACCGGGGTTGACACACGTCAGGGTGAATGTATTGTCGGTCAAGAGGTTGTGCCAGAACGTCGCATAGACGTTCGCCCCAACAGGAACGGTTTCCGACAGAGTGATGACACCGTCCACGACTTTCAAGACAGTGACCCGACCCCGTTCCAAGGCGTCCTGGACATCGAATCCCCAGTAAGCAAAAATGACATCAGGACGGTCAACAGGAAGGTCGATGCGCCCGTTGGAAACCGTCTGGAAAAGACTCTGTCCCAGGGGGGTGTCGCGGCCGTTGCCCAACGTTGGTTCAAAGGGAAGCAGGAACTGCAACCGACCGCCCCCGGCCACTTCCGTGCAAGCGGACAAATACGTTCGGTTGTCAATCAAGTTGGCGGTCACCTGCGTAGAATCAAACCGTTCCGAACCTTGGGTATTTACGCCGCTGCTGATAAGAGAAGCGGTTCCCCAAACGACCAAGCTGTCCTTCAGGATAAAATCGGCGTCCTGCGTGTAGGAACTTCCTCCTGGAACGTCCCCACACTTGGTAATTTCCGTGACCCCATAATTGGCCAGATAGTCAAACGTGTCTTGCCACGCATTGAACCAGTAAGTCACAGCAACCCTGGATCCGGCCTTCGGAGCATAGGGAAGAACAACGGCACGGTTTGCCCCGTCAACCGAACTTGGGATAACCTGCCTGCCGTCAACCCTAACGGTAACATGCGCCGGATCAGTCGTAGTAACACCGCCGTTGCTGCCATCCACGATAGGACCTTGGAACGTATAAAACGTGGACGTGCGCAAATCCGCCTGACCCGTCTGGAGACCCAGAGGAGCGTTGGCTGTAGACGTGTAAACCACGATGCTGCTGTCGGCGGAAAGTTGCAATGCCGACAAGCCGTAGTTGTTGATAAAGGAAGAACCCACAAGGGTTCCGGCTCCCGCTGCCGTGATGGCGGATGCAATCTGAGCCATCGTGTAATCGGTACGAGGAGAAATGGTGATCGTGTAACGAATTCCATCTACCGCCAGACTCAACACGTTATTGGCGGGAACAACAACCTGTCCCTGGGAATTCGTGATATCCCCATGCAGGTTGATGACTTCTGCGTACCCGATAGAACCCGCCTGACCGACCGGGGAATTTGCATCTGCAACACCAACCGTGCCCCTGACAATTGCGGGATCTGGAGACACTTGATCGGACAAGTCATCCGTGATCTGCGTGTCCGTCCGTTTGAAGTAATACGTGACACGGACAAGATCCGTCAACTTGGGAGGCGTTGCTACCTGGATGATACCATTGGTGCCATCCAGGGCACGAACAACAACGGGCTGGTTATTGAAGGTAACAAGCACGTCACCGCGACCAGTAGCCACACGGCCTGTACCGCTTCCGTCCGTGATGGGGAATTTGTGGACCTGAATTTTGTCCAGGATGCCGTCATAAGCCCCAAGGGTCACTGCCCCAGCTTGGGAAATGGACACCACAGCCCTTCCCGTCTCGTCTTCCCCTACGATCCGTTGATCCACGGTAGAAGAAGAACCGCGGACGATTTCCAGATCGTTTTGGGTCAGATATTCATTACCTTCCCCAATGAAGACCGGAATCTTAAAGGTTTCAAGTGCCCCGGCAATGGGATTTTCGAACTGTGTCCTCGTGAAAACTCCCGGCGGCGCATAGTTCTTGCTATCGAAAAAAGCCATTTTGGTTCTCCTTCTGGAGGATCAATCCTGTCCACCAAGGGGTTTCAATAGGGCGACCACCGAAATTCCTTTCGGAAAAATCTCAAATAAAAACCCATGACAAAGTTGGTTTCTTTGTGCAGCATAGCGTAAAGCGTCTGATGTCGTACCAACCGAAATCGCTGCTTCTTTTATGGACGGAAACAAAACCCCATCCGAACGCCTAACAGGTTTGCTGGTGTGCTTTAAAGGTTTCCCTTTTTTTGTTTCCGATATCTTCCGTCTGACGGCATCAGAAAAAGTCCTAGCATAAGTCCAATGAACAATGGGAACGTTCTTAGGGGTACATGTTTCTTTCAAAGATTCATATTCTTCAACGGATATCCGCCGAAAAGAAAATCCACCACAGGTGCCTTTATTCTTGATGGCCTTTCCAACAGCCCAATCACACTTTGCTCCCATAGCCAAAGCAGCAGCCCGTGCAGAAGGAAAAACAATCCCATCAGAACGCAAGACCGGATCAATATTAGATTTGGAATTCTTGGAATTCAAGGGTCTTCCTTGACCCCCTCCTTCCGTGTGGTTGTAGCCTTTACCTGAGATATTTGCTCCAAACAAGGCTATGTAATACCGTTCCCTGGCAGCGGCAGCTTCAAAGTCAGGAAGTCCAGATTCCAAGATGTCCCACGTCATAGCAGTCCTGTACTTGAGAAGGGCCTTCTGGAAAGCCCCAGAACTTTGAAACCGCTTAGCTGACGAATAATGTTGGTGTTTTCTCACCTTCATTTTTTGGCTGGTAAGCCCTACGTAAATCTTCCCGGAAGGAGAAGTTGCCTTGTAAATCAAATAGGTCCGCACTTATTTTCCATCCCCTTTTGGAAGGGCTTCTTTTTTCAATGTTCCAACAGCCAAGGTGTTGATTTCCAAAGCCCTATCCTGGAACCCCCGTTTATCCTTCGGCATAACTTCAAAATCCCCATCCGGGGTTTCCGTAAGGTCGTAACCTGAAGCTTCGGGATTTTCAGAAAGTATCCTCTTTTTCTCAGCCACACGTTCGACATGCGCCTTCCAGCCGGTTTCCGACGATTTGCCGATGGCTCGGTCAATGTCCGCATCAATTGCGGAAATCCCCGTGTTCTGGGGAACCGGACCTGTCACGTCTTGGTGGAATACACTTTCCAACGTAGAAGGAACAATCCGTTCGGCATCCTTCCCACATCCCGGACAAAGACAAGGCTTCATGTTTTCCGACATTTTACCTGGGGCTTCAAACCGGATTCCGCACGAACACTGATAATCAAAAATCGGCAAGCCGTACCTCCTTGGAAAAAGGATATAACCCTCACCAAAAGTTGTGTCCGATAAGGAGAATAACGAAAATCACCGGACTTGTTCGTATGTGGCAATACGCCCGGAAAAGAAGGGGTCGGAAACCAGTTCCAAACCCAAGTCGGTAGCCGCCCTAATCCCCTGTAGATCGGAAGAGCACACGTCTGAA